CTCATTTGCGGAATCATAGTCAAATTCACCATCTGCTTTTGCGTAGAGTCCCAACCTAATAGGCGATGATTTCACCCAATTTTGGAACTCAGAATCATTAACTACTTGTGAGTAGTCAGGGTGATCTTGCACTAACTTCTGCTGAATCTGCATCCTTTTGAACTCTTGACCAGCTTGTCTGGCCGCAAGAACGTCTGGATGTCTATCAATTGTCGCTTGAACTGCTTTTTGAGGGTTCTCAAAAAAGTCAACTTCAGGTTCTTCCTCTTTTATATGCTGTTGTTTAGAATCGAGGTTCTGCTTTAGTAACTCGTCAGCCAATTTACGGACTTCACCGACCTCTTGGGCCTGTTTACCAATGAGCTTTTCAGCTTCTTGGTGCATCCGTACTACCTCTTCTAGACTTTTGGCCCTGTATTTCTCAGGAAGTTCAGATTTAGCTTCTTCTATTTCGAGTTCGCCTAGCGGCTCTGATTCGTTGTCAATTAACATATTTATGTTCCTGCCAAAATGGTTGTAGGATAATCAACTCGGCTTACGCTTATGAGTTGGCTTTGCGCTCGGCATTCAACTTGTCGATGTGTTTGCGCTCAAACCGCCCATAAGAGGACGGAAAGTGCCCAGACCAACCTTCTAAGTTGAATTTCGGTGCGCTTGTTATGCGATGAGCAAGCTCTCCGCACATGCACTGAACCTCGGTAGTCTCATAAACCACTAAAGATTCAGTACGTTGTCCACAATTGCAGACAAATTCATACATTCTTTTCATTCAAATCCTCATATGCTCGTTCGCTGACACTTTTCAATGTTTTCAGCCAAGTCAGGATAGAAATCTCGCCTTTGCGAAATTGTAAACTTTTTTCGTCTGCAATGGTAGATACATTATTCATTGCTTCTAACATTAATTCAATATCTTCCATAAGGTCTAACCAACCCTGTTGGGAGAATAGGTCAAATCTGTCTTCGTAATACTTTTGGAGATCCGGACTCATGGTTTAGCCTCCAAAGAAGTAATGCGTTGTGTCAGTGATTCAATTAGGGCTTGTTGTTCTTGGATGCACTTCATTAGCGCATACTGCATATCAGTCTGGTAGATAGACAAGCGCATCTTTGGCTCTTGGTCGTAACCCGCCCAGTTTGATTCAGTGACCAATTCAGGCGCTACAGCTTGAACGTCTTGAGCAACAACACCCAAAGTAAGGCCATCGTCTTCTTCAAGGTTTTGGTCGATGTAGTTGTATGTTTGCACTGGGATAGCGCAGATAACATCAAGGTAAGATTTGGAAGGAGCAAAGTTGGTTTTTTCTCTACGGTCAGATAGGTTCACATTATTTGCGCTGTAGTTTGCAATACCACCGTTTGAACGCAATGAAACCTTAGAACCAGCAGTATCTTGCCCCTCAAAAAACTGATTGCTTCCGTTGTTTGGTGCTGCTTGCGTGTATTGACAAGTAATGCCGTAATTATTAGCGGCTGTTGAAAATTCGGATATGAATTGAGTATTCCACGCGCTTGCAACTTTACCAGCAATCTTGTGGCTTTGAGTTGTACTAGTAACACCCACCAGCAAGTTACCGCTTGTATCTATACGGGCACGTTCTGCACTTGCTGTGTAATCATAAAAAGCCAATGGCCCTGTATTAGTAATTCCCCAAATCTGAGCAGTTGAATTAGTTTTATTTAAAACTATGCCAATGTTATGGGTTGCAGCAGAACCCTGAATGTTTAACAAATGACCATCAGTTACAGTTGTTCCACCAATTGAAAGTCGACCGCTGGAGTCAATACGCATAGCCTCTACACCACCTTCAGCAAAAGCAATAGTGTCAGCCGCAGGGAAAAAGATGCCAGTGTTAGTGTCACCAGTAGTAGTAATAGCCGGAAGTGCTGCTGTTCCCGCTACAAAAGCCACCCTTTGACTATCATCAACAGTTACAGCCGTTGTTCCATTGGTTTGTAGTTGCAATATCGTTGAGGTATCGGCAGTGGTAACAAAACCAGCCGTAGAGGATGCGTTCAAAGTGACAGCCATTATGTGTTTTCCTCTGCGGGGAGTGGGGTGTTGCCTTCAGCAAGCCATGCTAAATAGGCTTGGTAGTCGGTGTTGTCGGGGTCGAATGGTATGCAAGCGTTGTCGGCAATACGCTTAACGCAAGTTGATTCGCCCATCATTGTGCTTGGTAAAAGTTTATACATGAATTACTCCAAAATTTAGTTTTGCCGAATCACCAAAATAACATACAGCGGCTTTGTCATACTCTTTGGCGGCATCTTCGTCTGACTCAAATGTGCCAAGATAAATGGTCTTATAGTTCACCATAATTTTGGCTTGCCATTTGCCAGTTCGCTTGCATTTTGTAATGCCCTTAAACCTATTTGTAGTGCGTCTTGTAATAGACCTATTGGCTAAATTTTGGCTGTGAGTTACCACACGCAAATTAACTCTTCGGTTATCAAGACCATTACCATTGATATGGTCAACCTTCTCAGATTTTGTCAGTTCTCTACCAAGCACACGACTCATCACAGCACGATGCAAGTACCTTCCGTCAGTAGTACGAACGTACATTGTCTGTGACTTAGGATGAGTCTTGTACGCACCAGTGATGCGTAAATCGTTGTCTTCAGTATCTACTTGGTACATGACTAGAGTTCTGCTGAAACTGTGTAACCGCCCGTTACTAAATAGCTGTTTTTCGCCGTAAATGCGCCTGTTCTGGTTGTGTCAACAGTCATACCAACAGCGGATGCATCGGTTAGTGTTGTTGACGTTGCCGCCGTCCAAGCCCCATCAAAAGTACCCCATTGGGCCGCTGTTGCTGTTTGCGGTGAACGAAAGAATGTAGCCGTTGGAGTAGCCCTCATCTGCTGTATAAAAGGAAGCCACGCCATTCTTACAGTGTTTGCGGTATACGCCGACCCAACAGTCATAACGCTTGTGGCTCCGTCCGCCGGAGCTACGCCAATTGGGCAAGAAGTCTGAAAATACCGCTGACACAACCCCAACTCAGTACCATAAGAACGATAGTCAAAGCTAGTTGCTGTTGAGCCTTTTTCTAGCTGTACGCCTGTAATGTAAAAGGTTGCTCCGTTTGTGCCGACTACGCTAACAGCACCAGTAACACTTCTAAAATAACTTGCAGTCCAAGCACCAGCAGTTCCGCTTACAGTTGCTCCAGCACCAAGACTCCAAATTATGCGAAGTCCAATTCCATTGGTGGTTAGCCATGTTCCGCTTGTATCACCAGCAATAGTGATTGATTTTTGTTCAAAAGTATTTGCTGAATTTATAGTAAAACTAAACGGATAAAAACGATCTGATGCTGAATTAGAAATAGAACCGCCAAAAGTGCCAGTTAATGAACTACGAACCCAAAACGATAATGTTACTGTTTGAGCGTTAGCAGTTCCCCATCCTAAATCGGTTATATTTAAACCCTCAACAGATTGTCTAATAGTAAAATCTTCTGATGCTCCTACTGTGTAAGCAGAAGATGAAGTGCATAGCAAAGAGTTAATATGCCCAGTAGGTGCAGTTGTAGATTGTTGTGCCGTAAATTTACTAGCTTGTGATCCAACTATAGAAAATCTATCTACAGGAAATAAAGTACCAGTAGTATTTGTAACACTGGCCCCCGCATTTCTCTGATCGATAACCATGCCGCCGTTCAGAATGCGATTTCTAAAGGCCGGAGTGTTTGCATCTAAGATTGCTACACCAGTATTTGCACCAAAATTAACAGTGTTTGTACCCGCCACCGCTGGCTCTTGTAGCGTAATGCTTCCGCTTGTTGATCCTAGTAATACAACGCTCATGTCAATCCTTTAAGAAACTATCCAACGTGAGCCTGATCCAACAGTAACTACTGCGCCCGAAGCAACAGTAATTGGCCCTGCTGATGAACCAGAGAATCCAGTTGCAATCGTGTAGCTCGTTGATACTGTTTGACTGTTCACAAAAATACCATTGCTTGCCACTGGAACTCTTGCCTGTAGTTCACCAGTAGAAGGCTTGTACAGCAAGTAAGCATCGCCCGTATAAATCGTTGTTGGCGTACCGCTAGTAGCATTGGCAAACAATGGATATAGATTGGTTGCCGTAGTAGTGTCATTTGCGACTGTAGCGCCTGACACCACAGTAGCCCATGAACTATTTGTTCCGTCTGTAGTCAGATACTTGCCTGAGTTGCTTGTCTGAGCAGGGGCTAAAGCATTGAAAGCTGTCGTAGCAGTAGTCTGTCCAGTGCCACCATTTGCGATAGCAACAACGCCCGTGACATTGGCGGAAGTACCAGTTGTGTTCTGGTTCAATGTCGGTACATCAGCCACTTGAATTGTGTTCATCACAACATCAGTACCATTGCCACGCAAATATGAACCACTCGTAACAGCACCCGCAAAGGCATTGATAGCCAATTGAGCCGTAATCTGTCCTGATCCACCATTGGCAATAGCAACTACACCAGTAACATTAGCGGCAGTACCAGTGGTGTTCTGGTTTAGCGTAGGAATATCAGCGGCAACAATAGCCCTGAATGTCGGAACACCCGCTGAACCATTGGGTGCTGCTAAGACATAGTTTGCGGTCTTAGAAGCGTATGGATTAAGAGTATCTCCATAACCAGAGGCAAGACTGATTGCCGGAGTTGTACCGCCACTAGAGACAACAGGAGATGTTCCTGTAACAGAAGTTACTCCAGTACTTGCCGGAGTTGACCAAGTAGGTGCAGTACCCGCACCAGCAGATGTTAGAACTTGTCCTGTTGTGCCAGTAGATGATCCACCCATTGCCAACGAACCAAACAACCTTGTGTTTGTCGTAGCTGAATTACCAAATGTGGCTTCATTGCCAACAATGGCAGAAGATGGCTCTGAGTCATAACCAACAATGGTTAAGTTGTAACCCGATGTAATGGTAGAGCCAGAACCAAAACCAACGACAGTATTTTTACCACCACTGTTGTTGCTTTGATAGCCTAAAGATGTGTTTCCATTTAAAGCAGTAACTGGCGAACTAAACGTAAAGTTAGTTGGATAAACAAATGGAATTCCTGGGTTTCCGTCTGGATTGCTTACATAAATAAAAGCAGGATCAATACCGCTACTTCCACCAGTAATTGATGTTACAGGCCCATAATATAATTTAGAACCACCGGCCAACTGACCATAAATAGGCTCACCAACATCAACATTAGCGGCTACCCAAGCATTCCAATCACCAATAATGTCAACACCAGGTGGTGGTGAAAGTGGTATTTGTGCAAAGAAAACATGAACACCAGTACCAGTGCTAAAAAGAATGTAAGGTGTCGTGTAATCAGCAAAACCAGAAAATCCTTGTCCAGTCGTACTACTTGTTACACCATAAACCAAACCATCGTCAGTAGGCGTAGCGGCAGCGGGTTCTGGAACTACTTGCCAAGAAGTATTAGTCCCATCAGTCTTCAGATACTTGTTAGTGTTGCTAGTTTGAGATGGTGCAAGCGCATTGAATGCGGCAGTAGCAGTTGATTGACCAGTACCGCCATCAGCGATGGCCAAATCAGTGATTCCAGTGATTGAGCCACCAGTGATAGACACACTGCTTGATGCTTGAGTAGACATCGTACCCAAGCCACTGATGTCAGTGTTTGCCAGAGTAATTGCGCCAGTTCTACCCGCAACAGAAGTAACCAAGTTTGTCTGGTCAATCTTTTGCCATGCTGTGCCGTTGTAAATTGCCCAATCACCAATCTGCCAATCAGTAATTCCATCTAAGTTAGTAGATCCGGCTGTAGCTGTGACGTAGTAATAACCATTTACACCCACTCCAGAAGCAAGAGTTGGTGTATTGGTTGTTGCGTTCCATGTGCCTTGATAGTCCAAGCCACCTACAATTTCTGCCCACGAAACTATTGTGCCATTGGTGGTTAAAAACTTACCGGCATTGCCTGTCTGACTTGGGATTAGGTTGTTGATCTGAGTCTGTAGGCTTGCTAGTGCATCAATGACTGTTTGGCTAGTACCACCGCCATTGGCAATGATCTTGATCTTTTCTGCTACATCAGGGGCTACAACTTCACCAACATTGATAACTCGACCACTAGACAGGCTAATAACCAAGCTACCATCAAAATCAATGTGTGCGTCAGTGACGGAAACACCATCGTCTCCATCACGACCGTCTCTACCATTAAGGCCATCAGCACCACGAGGGCCAGTAGCACCGTCAGCGCCTGATCGACCATCTCTACCGGCCTTGCCATCCGCACCATTGCGGCCATCTTTACCATCTTTAATGGTGGCAACACGCTTTTCAATGGCTTTGCCTGTCTCATCGTAGCGAGCCTTGATGTCAGCTTCTAATTTCTTTAAAGCCTGTACTACTACTTGTACGTTCTCACCAATGCGTTGCTTTTGGACATCTTTTGCTTGCGTAACAGAAGCTCTAATTGAATCCAAAACAGCGGTCTGCTGCTCTGGAGTCATGTTTTGCAGAATTAACTGTTTAGCAAGGCTTTCAACGTCCATTGTTCAACTCCTTAGTCAACTGGTCTAGGAAGTCTTCCTCCATACCCGCGACTTTGTTGTTTTTCTCAGCCATTTGCAACTCAACCATCTTAGATTTAGTCTTTATATCAGCTTCTTTGAGCATCAATTCAGCAATCTTAACTCGTTTATCAAACGCTTTTTCTTCGTTATCAGTAGGCAAGTTCTTAGTCATTGCTGACATTGTTTTAGCCTGAGACTCTTGAGGCATCAACTGTGTCTCAACTGCCAATTTCTGAGCTTCAGCACGATTTTGCTCTGCTTGTGTAGTCTGTACAGCAATCTGAGCCTGTGCCGCTTGTAAGGCTAGTTGTTGTTGAACTTGTTGCATCTCTTGAGCTTGTGGGTCAGGTTGACTCATCTGATCCAAAGCACCCATCAGTTCATAACGGTTGCTCAAGCTAGAGTTATTCAAGATGCCCTTCAAGATCAATGGCAGAACTGGTGTATTCGGGCCAAGAGTCTGAAGTAGACCAATGAACTGCTGTTGTTCATACTCACGCGCAATGATTCCAAGTGTTGCTGTGGGGACAAACCGCATATCAACCGATGGATAACGCTCTGGGTCAAATTGCATGAATCGAAATGCGGCCTTCTGAATGAACGGAATAAGGAAGTCTTCTTGGAAGTTTACCAGTGTTCTCTTGTATTTCTTGATGATTGTGGCAACAGCCATACTCATACCCGCACCATCACGGTTTCCTTGGCTAACCATGCCTTGAGAGTCCATCGTGCCAGTAGCTTGGAGAAGCATTCTCTCAAACTCTTTAGCAGTAGATAGATTGTTAAGGCTTGTCTCACCGAACTTAAATGGATAGAGAATCTCAGCGGGATTGCCGTTAACCATGAACGCCTTGCCTGGTTTGATCTCAAACTTAGCACCCCGTGGTAGGCGAGTAGCATCTAATCCCATCATAGGAGAGGTAGTCAGGGCTAAAGAGTCCAAATGGCTACGCACTTGAGCATCAATAGCCTTTTGCATGTTGTAAGACTTCTCCACAGTACCACGACCCAATAGGCGGTTTGGCACAGTGTCATCCTGATAGGCAAGAACTGGTCTGTCCTTCATCATGTATGGGTTTTCTTCTGCTTTGAGAAGCATCCCATCATTGGCAATCACAACAATTGCCTCTACCATGTCTGAATATTCTTCTGCGTAGCTGTCTTCAGGGAACAATACTGCTACATCATCTTCTTTGTCTGTCAGGTATTCACGAGGAACTAGCCCGTAATAGGTCAGAAGTAGGACTTTTTCATCACGATATTGGCTAACTTCTTGAGTTGGCTCTAAATCTGTGTCTTCGTAGCTACTTGTGATATCTACCTTACGGTATATACCTTTTTCAATGCCTTCTACGATCTTGTGGATAGAGACATACTTCTCGATAGCCACACCCATACAGTCATCAATAGATGTTCCATTGGGGTCAAACAAGAAGTTCTTAGGGTTTACAGGAACAATCTTGACGGCAACCCTACTTTTTTCTACAACACCAATAGCGGCTTGGCCAGTTTGACCAGGAATCGGTTGAGTAGCGGGTTCAAAGATTTTATCTGTCTTAACAACAATCTCACCGATGCCAGTTCCGTAGATTTCTGCCATCAATTCAATCTGGTCGATGGATTTACGGATTTTGTCTTGCTTGAAGTCTTCCATCAGTTGAGCTTTTAGCATCTCAACATCTAAAGGATTGCCGTTTACATCTTTAAGGTCGTCTTCAATGTCAAAGAACTCGCCTTGACCAAAAATAGCTTCCATGATCTCAGCATGACGGGTTTCTACGGCTTGTTGGGTGGCGGGAGTAACGATTCTTGAACGCTCGGATTCTCTTGTCTTATCTTCTGCTGCCCACTCACCACGGAAAATTCTTTCGTATTCAAGATAGCTCTCAAGGAAATTGGTATTACGGTAGTCTCTCCAACGATCACAGTGGTCAATAACGAATGACGTTAAGTCTTTATCGTTCTGTGTTGGTTCATCAAACTCGTTTTGATCCATATTAGACCCCTGAAATAATATCTATCGGTTGCCATTCATCGCTATCATCCTCAACAAAGTAGGATGTAACAGCAAGTTGGTCAATGTAACTAAGAGAGTCTGGTAGGTCATCGTGAACTCCTTGGGCGGGGAACAGGATTAACTGGTCGACAAACTCATCCCAATCTCCCTCGGAATTTAACACAATTCTGCCATGTTCGAACCTACCTTGTAAAGCCCAAATGATGCGATCAGCCTTTTTTCTGTTCCCGTGGGTCAAATCTACGATATGAGTAAAGGTATTGTTCTTTCTCATCAGATCACTTAAATAGGGCAAAACAGCGTTCTTTAGCGCCCCCCTCTCTATCCCAACAGACAAAGGTCGGTAGTCTCTAATCGCTAATAGTATCTTGGCGGCAGTCTCCCGAATATCCCACCTTCCGTGTTCAATCTTCTCAACAAACCACTTTCCCTCATCTGTCACCTTCACGATTGAGATAGCAGTCTCATCCAACCGCTTCTTAGAATTGGCCGCCTGTTTAGACACTTCCTCAAATCCCGCCAAGTCCACAGCAATGTAGTAAGACCCATATTGAGGCTCTTCCCCATATTTGATCCATTCTTCCTTAAAGATGTCCGAACCCGCATTGGTAAAGCTCGCCATGTACTCTTGTTTAAAAGCAAAGGAACTTAGGGTCTTCTTGGCAGACTCAATCTCTGTTTGGTCAATCAAGGGGTTATCAGCGGTGGTGAAGTGCCAAGACTTCCAATCAGTAGCCTCCTCGCTCTCTCCTAGCTTAAAGGTGTCATAGAACCAATTTCTCCCTTTAGGAGTTCCAATGAACAAGGCTCTACCCTTCTTGTCAGACAGAGAAGCCCGAATGACTTGTTCCCATGCTTCAGGCTTAATGTCAGCAACCTCATCGAGAACGGCATAGGTCAAGGACACACCACGGAGGGTATCTGGTCTATCAGCACCGCGAACATAGATCCTAGCCCCGTTTATCAGGGTAATGTCCAAATTGTTCACATGGCTATTCTGGATAACTTCTCTACCAAGGTCTAACAGTAAATCCCAGATAATCTGTCTTGACTGCCCCATAGTCGGGGAAACATACAATACAGCAGAGCCTTGAGGACACTTGAGTCCTTCTATCAATAGGGTAGTAGCCGCTAACCTAGACTTACCACACCTACGACCGGCGGCCACAACCTTGAACCTCGTCGGGTCTTTGAAGACTTCTTGTTGCCAAGGTAAGAGAGAAAAATTAAGATCAGCCATACTTTGCCTCTACATCTTGTGGTTCTTCAGTCTCAATCACAGTAGGCTCTACCCCTAATCCAGTGATATTGATCGTCACAGCAGACCTCTGACTCTTATCCTTCTCAAACATCGAAACAGGGAGAGTCCTGTCCAAACACATCTTCAGGGCTACTAATTGATGGGGATGGTCATCATTAAGGGCTATCTCTATGACCTTCTGAGCCACATCCTTACCACCTGACCTAATCATTAGCTCCTTAAGCTCCTTAAGCCGTTGATGGTCTGTCTTAGGTAGTACCAAGGGAGGGTTCTCTGCAAACCTCT